GAATGATGACGGTTTAACGCCAAATTACTTGGTGGCAACCACAAGTGTTGGTACAGTAAGCGTATCGGTAACCTAGGAGTTCAAGATGGACAAAAAAGATTTAGCTCAAGACAAGAAGATGATTAAGGCTGCCGTGGGCAAGCATGAGAAAAACATGCACCCAGGCATGAAGCCAACCAAGCTGGCCAAGGGCGGCGTCACTTCTATGGCAATGAAAAAAGTGGGCCGCAACATGGCTCGCGCAATGAACCAAAAATCTGGGAGCAAGTAATGGCAACATTCAGCAAAAAGATGGGCGGTAAAGAAGTTGGCAGCGCCAGCGTCTATGCCCAGCCACACACCATGAAAGGCAAGGCTGTTAAGGCTGAAACCAATCCTGGCTCTAATCCCAATCGCAGCAAGTTGCAAGAGTACGACGTTAGCGTTGGAAACATCAGCAAGTCTGCCGGCGACGAGAAGACAAAGACCTCGGGCATCAAAATCCGTGGTACTGGTGCAGCTACCAAGGGCGTAATGGCTCGCGGCCCAATGGCGTAATCATGACATACGACGAACTTGTAACAGCGGTTTCTGACTACTGCGAAAACACGTTTACCAACACGGCTCAACAGCCGGACATGGATACGATGATTCGTCAGGCGGAACAACGCATCTTTAACTCTGTTCAAGTTGCGTATTTCCGCAAAAACGTAATTGGCGTCTTGCAGGACGGCAATAAGTACTTGGCCACGCCAAACGACTTCTTGTCTCCATACTCTCTTGCTGTCATTGAGAACTACGGTACGTCCACAGAAAGATACACATACTTGCTTAACAAGGATGTGAACTTTATCCGTGAAGCCTACCCAACTCCAGATGACGCTGGATTGCCTAAGCACTATGGCATCTTTGGCCCAACCACAACCAGTGGCGGCACAATCACCAACGAGCTGTCGTTCATCATTGGCCCAACGCCAGATGCGAACTACCACGTTGAGATGCATTACTACTACTATCCAGAATCGATTGTGGATTCTGCTGACGGCCACTCATGGCTTGGCGACAACTTTGACATTGCGCTGTTCTGCGGCACGATGATGGAAGCGATCACCTACATGAAAGGTGAGGCAGACCTTATCGCCCTGTACAAAGATCGCTATGACTCATCGATGTTCTTGCTCAAGAACTTGGGTGACGGCAAACAACGTATGGACGCCTATCGTGACGGCCAGGTTAGGAACCCAGTCATATGATCGTTCAAACACAAACCACCAGCTTCAAAGCGCAGCTGTACGAGGGCGTTCACAACTTGTTGACGGACACCTTGAAGATCGCCTTGTACACGGCCAACGCAGACTTGAACGCTGCAACAACCGTCTACAGTACAGACAACGAAATCACCGGAACTGGCTACACGGCTGGCGGTAAGGTGCTTACTGGCGTTACTGTTGAGAGCGATGGATACACGGCATACGTCAGCTTTGCCAACCCCACATGGGACCCTGCTGCATTCACGACACGTTGTGCATTGATTTACAACGTCACCCAGGGCAACAAATCAATTGCGGTGCTGGACTTTGGCTCGGACAAGACTTGCACAAGCACGTTTGTTATTACAATGCCTGCTAACACAGCAAGCAGCGCGCTTATTCGATCCTCAAACTAAGGACTCAAAATGTTGGTAACTACGACAAAAGGCGAAATTGACGAATCTCTTCTTGAAAAGAAAGAAGGTACGGTCGATAATGAAATTGAACTTACAACATGGGTTGAGTACTGGCTCGAGGGTGAGTTGGTGCATCGTTCTGTACATGTAACTCTGAAAACCTCACCGCTATCAGATTTGACAGCGGCCTCTTTTGCATAAGGAAAAATCATGGCAAATACACAAGCGATGTGCACCTCGTTCATGGGCGAGTTGCTGACTGCAACCCACAACTTTGGTACTGCGCCCGTCCGTGCTGCTACTACTGCTGATACATTCAAAGGCGCTTTGTATTTGACGAGCGCAACCATTAACGCTGCAACGACTGCTTACTCATCTACTGGTGAAGTAACAGGCACAGGCTATACGGCTGGTGGTATTAACGTAACCAACGGTACGGCTCCAGCTGCTACAAACTCATCTGCTACGGCAGGTGTGGCTTACTGGACTCCTTCCGGAAACTTGGTTTATAGCGGCGTTACTTTGACTACTGCGTTTGACACAGTGTTGATTTACAACTCTACCCAATCAAACAAGGCTGTTAGCGTTCACACTTTTGGTTCACAGACCGTGACCGCTGGTACGTTCACTCTGACAATGCCTGCAAACACTACATCGACAGCCTTGTTGCGTTTCGCAACCACCTAAGAGGTAACTTATGGCCGGATGGGGCGATACCCCGTGGGGAGATGGCCCTTGGGGCTACGGCACCCTTCCGACTGTCGGCTGGGGCGCAGGCCCATGGGGGGATGGAACTTGGGGTGGCGGAGGAAACGCACTTGCAGGTAACCAAGCCAATGCTGATGTTGGTACAGCCGGCATAAATGTCACTATTGCGCTGACGGGGGTTAGCGCATCCGGTTCTGTAGGAGACGTCACCGAGTCCATTGTTGGGCCGTCTGCTGGCGTCCAGGCTGAGGGCCAGGTTGGCTCTGTTGGCGCATCCATTCCTCGAGATTTAACTGGGAATGAAGCGTCTGGCTCTGTTGGAACGCTCACAACCGTCAATATAACGATTGCGCTGAGTGGCGTAAGTGCTTCTGGTGCTACAGGAACTGTTCTGGTTAGTAGCCAGCAAGCGCTTACAGGGCTGTTGGCCAATGCTGATGTTGGTTCTGTTGTCCACGGAATCAATCAGGCGCTCACTTCTGTTTCTGCTGCTGGCGCGGTAGGTACGGTTACACAAGACACACGAGAAAAAGCACTTACATCCGTGTCGGCCGAAGGCGCTGTTGGCACGGTCGCTTCAAATGTTACTGTCTCCATCTCTGGCATTGAGGCTTTGGCCGACGTAGGAAGCGTCACTCAATCTAGAGAAGCTGAATTGACGGGCGTTCAGGCATACGGCTTGGTTGCTCAATCGGTTATTGCCATTTTTAGCGTTTCGGCAGAAGGTTCTGTTCGTCGCGTTGAAACCAGCCGCATGGTGTCTTTGGGCGGCGTGGGAGGCACCGGTGCAGTAGGCTCAGTGGATAACATCGCGGCCCCCGTGTTGACCTCTGCCACGGCAAACGGACAAGTTGGTGATATGGGGATTTTTTATTGGAGCTTGATTGATGACAACCAGTCCGCTTCATGGCAAAATGTTTTAACCGCCAATAATCCTGGCTGGTCGTCTGTTGACACAACGGATACGCCAGATTGGGAAACTATTGACACAATCTAGGAAAACGCATGACAACAGCAGCAACATCACTATTAGGTTTAGCCCTACCAGTTACTGGCGAGCTTTCAGGCACTTGGGGCGACGTAGTTAACAACTCGATTACTGATCTTGTGGATACTGCTGTTGCAGGCACGACCACGTTAAGTTCAGATACCGATGTAACACTCACCACCACAACACTAGCGGCCAACCAGGCTCGCCAAGCTATTTTGTTGTGGACTGCATCTGGCTCAACCACTCGAAACATTACCGCCCCTGCGCAGAGTAAACCGTATATTGTGATTAACGCTACTGGCGGTTCGCAGTCTATTGTGTTGCGCGGCGTGGGTCCAACCACTGGCATTACGATTGCTCCAGCCGAGAAGGTTCTGGCTGCATGGAACGGCTCTGATTTTGTTAAGGTTGCTTCTTCGCTGTTCTCTGCGGCTACAGGCTACGGTGCAAACGTCACAACTTTCTTGGCAACTCCAAGCAGCGCCAACCTGGCCAGCGCGGTGAGTGACGAGACTGGCTCAGGCGCATTGGTTTTTGCCAACACCCCCACGCTGGTGACTCCCATCTTGGGAACTCCAACATCAGGCACTTTGACGAATGCAACCGGCTTGCCTTTGTCTACCGGTGTAACTGGCACGCTTCCCGTGGCTAACGGTGGTACAGGTCAGACAAGTTATACAGACGGCCAGCTGTTGATTGGTAACAGCACGGGCAACACGCTCACAAAGGCTACACTGACGGCAGGCACTAACGTCACCATCACCAACAGCGCGGGCGGTATCACAATTGCAGCAGCTGGTGGCAGCGGTATTTCAACAGGCAAATCCATCGCTATGGCGATGATCTTCGGGTTCTAAGGAGTAAACATGGCTAACCCAAACATTGTCAACGTAACGAGTATTTACGGTAATACCGCATACGTTGTCCCAAGCACAACTTCTGTCTCAGTAGCATGGACATACAACGGCACAACTACCCTGACTGGTCTAACCCCAGCTGCGGGAACAGTTAACCGTGTTACCAGCATCGTGGTGTCTAACCTGACATCCTCTGCTGCGACATGCACGATTGCTGTGGCCAACAACGCTACATACGGCAGTGCAACTGTTTATGCATACCCTGCGTATCAGATCAGCGTGCCTGCCAATGCGACCCTGGTTGTGACAGACAAGACTACTTCGTTCTATGTCACTGAAAACCAATCTGTTGGTGTGACATCTGGTACTAGCAGTGCGTTGACTTACACAGCTACATTCGAAGCCATCACATCTTAATAGGGGCACACCATGTCTCTACGAGGTAATACTGGCGGATTCATCTCGAACGGCTACAACCCTAATGCTGCACAAGTCCCTGCTTTTGCTGGCAGCGTTGAATACATCGTTGTAGCAGGTGGCGGCGCAGGTGGAACTTGCGTTACTGGATATTGGCAAACTGGGGGTGGCGGCGGCGCTGGCGGTGCTAAATCTGGCACAGCAACATTTGTGGCAGGAACTACCTACACAATTACTGTGGGCGCGGCAGGTGCCGGTACTGCCGCTACGTCTGGTGGCGTAGGGGGTGTTGGCGGAAGCGGCTCATCCTCTTCTATTGCCGGTTCAGGCTTAACCACAATCAGCACAACTGGCGGTGGCGGCGGTGCTGGTAACAACACTGGCGGGGCTGCAACGGGCGGCTCTGGTGGCGGTGGATCAAACTATAACTACACAACTGGCGCAGCAGGAACATCTGGCGAGGGTAACGCTGGCGGTAATGCAGGAGGCGCTGGCGGCCCTTTCCCTTCTGGTGGCGGCGGAGGTAAAGGATCGGCTGGTTCTGATTCTTCCACAAGCGCAGGTGGTACAGGCATTGAGTGGCCGACAGGGTCAGGGAATTACTACGCAGCAGGCGGCTCTGGTTTTGGTGGCGCAATCTCAACAAATAATATTGGCGGCAAGGGGACATCTTCTAACGGCGCTGCTGACGGTTCTGCTGGGCGTGCATATACAGGTTCTGGCGGCGGCGGAAACGGCGCAGTTACCAACTCAACTGGCTACAACGGCGGTTCTGGCGTAGTGGTGCTTCGCGTTCCTACAACGGCTGCACCAGCTAAGTCTGTTACTGGCGGCCCTCGCATTTATCAACAAAGCGGCTACTATGTGTACTTCTTCACTGGTACCGGTTCAATAACTTTCTGAGGTTAAACATGGCACATTTTGCAGAACTAGATCAAAACGGCGTGGTGCTTCGCGTTCTGGTTGTTAACAACGGCGAGATCAAAGGAACACTCACAACTGAAGTCAACGGCTTCTTGATTACACAGGACGTTGA